GCGGATTGGCACCCGGAGCCGCCGCGCCCGTCTCGAACATGATCTCGAGCGAGTTATGAGCTATGAGCTCGCCATTGTTGTAGACGTCGGGAAAGGTTGCAGAGGCAACGAGCGGCTGATCCCATTCGCCGTAAGTATTCTGATCGAGCGTCCCGACTTTGCCGGTCTCGAAGTCCTGCACGTACCACTTCTGATACGCAAAGACCGCCGCACAGGGTCTCCATCGTCCTTGGCCATAGGACTCGCGCTCATGCCATTCCTGCGTGTTGGCATCAAACACCCATGTGTGTCGCTCGGTTGGAAACGTCAGCACATAGAAGACGTGACCCATCCACGAATAGGTAAATCCGTAGGCATCCTCGATGGTGTCGTAAGAGGCAATCGCCTGCTCGACCCCATGCTGCGAGATTCGAACCGGCGTCAGTCCATCGAGACGGCGGACCGTGAGATCCGAGGCGAGCCACACAACACTGTTGTCGATCTTCGCCACAGATTTTCCGGCAATGCAGCCGAGTTCGAAAAAGCCATTCGCATCGCGGCCGAACGGAAATCCAGAGAGCCCCTGATCGCTCCAGATCTCGCCACTGGATTCGCCCATCAGAATCGCTTGCTGATGGTCGGAGATGATCCCGACCAAGTTATCGGGAGATCCTTCCGCCGTGGCAAAGAACAGCGCGTCGTAGCTCAGGGCATTCGCAAAGTCGGAGGCGAAGAACTGACCCGTACTCGCCGTCCGAAATAGGATGTAACTGTCTATCGAACAACATTGCACGCCGTTATTGAAATCGGGATCAGTAATGGCGGTCAGCGTGGATCCATCCCATACGACGCTGCCAGATTCGCTACAGGCTACGAGCTGCGTGGGATTCTGAGCCCAGCTCACGACATCCGTTCCTGGAACGGAACCGATAGCGATTGCCGTATCCGAGCTATTGACGCTATAGAACGTATTCCCAGAGATCGCGTACAAAATCCCTTGGAACACGAATAGACCGCGACCCGGCCCAGAGCCGACATTCGTGCGTGCTGCAATCCCGGGCGTTTGCATCAACGCCGCAGGCGCTTTCCCTTCGGGCGGGGCTTTCTCCGCCATGCAGTTGACGAGACGCTCAACGCCAACCGGTTTCGACAAGTGCTCGTAGGAATGGATGGGCAGCGGCAGCCTAGCCATTCAGGATCCGACCGACTCGACGCTGGCCCTCGCCTCTCGGCAGGTGACAGAGTGAGGTTTGCTGTTGATTAGCCAAAATGGCGTCAAGCAGCATCTTTTGCCGGCCCGTGTCCGCCGCTGCCGCGACGACTACCGGGACTTGCGAGGCCGGGTAATACGGCTGCAGAAACACAGCCAAGAGCGCCGTGAAGCCGCCGACGTATTCATCGGGCACATTCAGGTCATCCGTCGTCGAGGTCTGTTGAGCCAGGCCCAGATCAATGCCAAGGCCGTAAAGCGAGGCGATGAGGGCGTTCAGAACGAACAACCCATCATCGCCCTGCTCTGCCGAAGGCGTATCGCCCTCGCCCAGCACCTTGATCATCCGCAGCGCATGCTTGATGAAGTCGGTGTTGGTCATAATTACGACGTCGCGAACGGCGTTGCGGCCGTGCCCGACTGGATCAGAAGCCCCTGAATGAACCACTGGGTCGTGGAAATCGCGGTGATACGGTAGTAGTCGCCGATGATTCCACCCGTCGTGGTGCCGTTCGAGGAGAGCGCCCGGATCGTCGTGCCGTCCGCACCGAACGCCTCACCCGTGGTCGCAGCGTTGTTCAAGAGCCCCACCGCTCCCACGAGAAATTCCGTGGCAAGGTTGGTGATGATCTTGTGAGCGTTCGACGTACGCGTGACGGTCGTACAGAATTCGAACTCCATGCCCGCGACCGGCGTGGGAAGCGTATAGATCACGCCCGCCGCCGAATCGAAGCAGCATAGAGCACCCGCCTCGCGGGCGGTCAACGTACGCGTCGCCACACCATCGCTGATGATTTGCCGAGCCTTCGCGCGATGCATCGAGAGACCCGAGCTGCCATACGACAGCTGCTCGTAGTTTTGCAGAGTATTGGAAGCCATTGTCGTGTCCCCTTACATCGTGATCCGGCAGCCCCACTCGGGGCGAAGCGCGGCAAAGCCGTAGAGAATGTCCAGACGCATGAGCAGCTCGTCGTTGCGGATGTCAGAGCCCATCCACACGCGAATGGCGAGTCCGTCCTGAACCTTGCGCACGCACTTCTGCGCGTCATCCATCAGCGGCAGATCCGCCGTGATGAACTGATACGCATCGTGGTGATACATGAGGTTCTGCACGTAGCTCGTGCTCGCATTGCCGACGAAGGTGAGCGTCGCGGAGTTGAATGTGGCCGTGCTCAGCTGCGCACCGGCTACGCTGCACACGTTCTGACGCGGACCCGTCATGAAGATCTGCGGCGCGATCGTCGTGGTCGAAGCACTGATCGCGGTGATGGTGAACTGCTGAAGCGGCGCACCCGGCAGTACCGACTTCGTCTCCGGATGACAGGCGTAGACACCCGCCACCGTGAAGACTTGGCCCACCACCTGCGCGGTGACGGCCACCGTCGTGTGCATGTCCATCGTGGTGCCGTTCGAGGCGCTGAGCGCGCCGTCCGTCACGAGTGAGGCCGCATCGAGTGTGCCCGTCACGTCCGAGCCGTTCGTGAGCGTCCACATTCGATCGTTCTCGTACCAGTCCGCCATCGCGGTACGGCCGATCATGCCCTCGCGGTACTGCTCCTTGATCTGCGTCGAATCCTGGAACAGACCTTTGAGGCCGTTCACGATCTTCGACATGTTGATCGAGTCGTACTGGATGTTGCGATTGCCATCCTTGGGCGCGAGGTTCTGATTCAACTTCGCGCGCGCATCACCGAAGGCGAGCAGATCGGTCGGAGGCGTACCCGCCGTACCGGCCGTGTTCCACGTGGCCTTCGTACAGAAGGCGATGAAGTCAGATTCGATGCCCGAGACGAGCGATGAAACTGCGGGAACAATGTAGTTCTGCGACAGATCGTTGAATGCCGCACCGTTGCTCACGGATTGGATCAACTCTTGCGAGTTGAAGCGCATATCGACACCGTCCTGCGTCGCGACGGTAATCGTTTGGGTGCGCTCGTCCTGATCCTGGACCGACATCACACGAGAGCCTTGACGGCGCGTGTAGGCGTTGGGTCGCTTCACCCGCAGCGTCGAGCCGTGCTTGCCGCCCGTCTGCTGGTAGTAGGTGTCATACTGTCGATCGATAGTCCCAATGAATTGGCACTTTTCGTGTGCCACCCGAAGCGCCTCACTGGCCACCAGGTCAGTGACGGCAAATGCATTAGCCATGGAAAATCACCCTCAACGTTTCGCCATGTATTTCCTCCGCCACTTGGCAAATTGCGTTGGGGTTGCACCGATCATGTCTTCGGGAGCCTTGTCAGTTCCGGGATCAGCAGCCTCCAACTTCGCCGGTGGCGGCGGAGCTTGGCTCACCGGGGGTTTTGGCTTGGCCTTTTGGGCCTCGAGCTTCGCTTCAATACGACCGATCGCCACAGGCTGCAAATCAGTGGGAAGACCCGCAATCATCTGCGCTTCTTCCTCGTGTTCGCTCAAGTAATAGGCAATCTGCGGGCCTGTCTCCAGCTTCTGGATGACTTTCGCCATCGACTCAGAGATGGGGAGGTCCGGATTCTCTAGTACTCGCTCTGCGTAATCCGGCTTCGAGGCGAGGAATTCGCGCTGTCGCTTCTCAAACTCTGTTTCGGCCGTCTTCGCGGCGCTAACTTGACGTTCCTCTTCGAGGGCACGTTTCGTTTCCGCACGCGCTTCGGCTAACAGAAAATCTTTGAGCGACTGGCGATACTTCGCCTCGTCGAAGCCCGAGCTTTCGAGTGTGGGAGCTTCCTGCGCGACAGGAGGTGTTTTCGCTTGGTTGGATCGGAGCTGTTCGAGCTCCCAATTCAGCCGGTCCCGCTCTCGTAAAGCCTCGTACTTTTCCCGAGTGAGCTTGTCAAACCGCTTCTGAAGTTTGTCTTCAGGAGCAACGTCTGGTTTGGCAACGGCGGGGGCTGGGTCCGCACCGGATTCAGGTTTCGTGTCGGCATCCGCCTTCACTTCAACCGGAGTCGGTTCTGCAGCAAGAGCAGGCGCTAGGGCCTGAGCTTCATCAGTCATATATCACCTTTTGAAAGCATGGCCAAGACCGGACCAAGTCGGTTACGAGAGGAGCGCAAGGACCGCGAAGTCCTCCTCCTCAAGTTGTTTGTTCACTTCGCGCTCGAGCGCCTGCAGTGAGCCTGCTGTTTGCTTACTCACCGCATTCCAGAACGCCGTTTGCACGGAATCGGAGGGCTCAACGCCCAGCATTCCGATCAAGCGCTCGCGCTCTGCCGCATGGAGCAGTTGCGAGAGCTCGATCTCGAGCGGCGTCATGCCATTGCGGGCGTGTCGGCTATCTCTCCCACGAGTTCGCCATTCACACGCTTGATCCGCACCTGCTTCTTGGTTGCGGGTGCTGAGTTCGCCTGGAGCTGAGCCAGGAATTCGGCCGATTGCTTCATGAACTCGGCAGCCTGTTGCTGGATCATGGCGATCGCCTCTTGCACCTGAGTTGCAAGGGCCTGACGTTCCCCTTCCATGTCCTGCATGCCTTGGCTGTCCTTCATCGCCATCTCTTGCTTCATGAGATCGCACATAGCTTTCATGGCCTGCTCATTGAGTTTCGCTTCTTGTGCCTGAAGCTGAGCGGCCTGCGCCTTGAGATTCGCTTGCGCGACCTGTACGTCAGCCTTCGCCTTATCCGCGTCTGCACGCTCTTGCTGCGCTTCCTGAGCAGCTTGCTGGACGAGCTGTCCTTGCTGTTGAACTGCCGCCATCGCTTGGGAAGCTTGCGCCAGCGCCGCTTGGACTTCAGGAGACGTGTCCTTGCCGTCCTGCATTGCCTGCTGGATCTGCGGAGGTAGCAGCATCTTTCTGCGCTCCGCGATCTGATCCGAATACGGCAGATCCATGGCCTTGTAGACCAGGTCTGCCGAGGAGGCCATCAGCCCCTCATCGGATTGCGCTAGTGATGTAAACGCATCCACCGCCTCTTGACGCTGCGTGGCGAACGACGGACCCACGGTAATGGCCACGTCGTACTTGCCACGTGTGACATCGTTCTCAACCTCGCCCGTCACGGGATCGGCATGATTGACCTTGACGTACTTCTCACCGCCGTCAGCACCCAAGATCCGCACCGCACGCGTGGTGTCGTAAATCTTCGGGATGAGATCGATCATGATCTCCCAACTACGACGGATCCCCTTCGCGATGTTGTCCGCGTAGTTGAAGGTTGCAATCTCGCCCTGCTGTGCTCGAGCACGGATCGCAATGCCTGAGGACTCATTCGCGTGCTGGCCGAGCGAGTTGTCGAAGATGCCCGTATTGGCCTTGATCTCTTCGGCCCCGATTTGCGCCTCTTGCAGAAGAGCTACGGGCACATCGGCGCCACCGACACGCTGAGGAGGTCCTGGAACCTTGGGATCCGCGTTATAGAGCGCGAAGAAGAAGTTTTTCTTATTCGCCTCCGACCAGCTATCGGTCAGGTTCTTTGCCTGATCGACCGTGGCCCATACCTTCGCCTGAGGCGCGCTCGCAATGGTCTCAATGATCGATGTACGAGCATAGTTGTAGCTGCGCTGCGCATCTTTGGCGTGGCGCGTGATCCCGAACCAGTAGACCTTGCCTTCGATGACAACATATTCGCCGTACACCATGACGAACGGGAACATCGATCCGGCCCACGGCGTCGGGCCCTGAAGCACTGAATCGCCGCTACAGACAGCGGAGTAAATCTGATAGCTGTTGACCGTGCGCTCACGGACAATCGTCACGCCTTCGGGAAGCTGATAGCCCTCGGTCTTCTCGACGGTCGCACCATCGCTCAGCAAGCACAGCTGCTTGATGACTGGCTCTTTGTACCAATACTCCGCGAGTCGAACGCCGTCCTCGTCTTCCCAATCGGCCTTATCGTCGAGCCCCGAATCGTCTTCGAAGCTTACTGACTTCGCTTTCGGATACTTCTCCTCGAACTGCGCTTTCGTGACTTTCTCAGTGACAATCCAAAAAGGCGCATCGCGCTTCATCTGATCCTGACAGGGACCGGCAAATACACAGAAAGGATTCTTGAAGCCCTTGACGATGATGTCCTGATCGAATGCCTCGTCAGTCGAGTACTGAGTGGTGAACTGCCACACGCCCATCCCGCCGCCGACCTGATACTCGGCTGCCGTGTCAATGACACTGTCGCCATCTGACACATTCCAGATGTTGCGACAGAGGCCCTCGTAAACCTCGGCCGTGTCCTTGTCGTCATCCTCAACGCCGCGAACCTTGCCCTGCGGCCGATTCGCTCGCATGTCGTTCACGATGCGCTTGATCGTAATGCGCAGCCGATTGAACTCGTACATCGGCCGATCTTGGCCGCGAGCCGCTTTGGTCCATTCGTCCCATTGGAATCCAGGGACATTGATGAACTTCAGATCCAAAACCGCATTCTTGCGGTTCTGCATCTCTTGAACGTCATCGACACAGAGTTTGTAATCGCGGCGCAGTCGTTTCAGGAGGTCTTTTTGATCCTTCCTTGAGAGATCAGGCACGCCTCAGACTCCGATAGGGATCGACGACGGCATGGCTGTCGTTCGAGAGCTGGTCGGCCACAATGGCAAGGTAGCGAGTTCCATCAGCGCCGTGGCTTTCATCGTCGTGAACAGGCACAGAGGCTTGTCCTTCGCTGTTGACACGTCGGCGATACCTACCCAAGCGATTGACGAGATCGCCGGCCCGCTCGCGATCGACATAGAAGCGCGGGAACACCTCGCGCGTCTTTCGAATGCCTTGCTCGATGCCGATGTCTGCGACGATTTCAACTTTCCACCCTAATTGTTCGAACTGCTCTTGAGCGCTCGAGCCCGTGACATGCTTCGCCTTGCCGTCATGCGGCAGATAGAGCGTGCCCCAGTTGTACTTGAGCTCGCTCAGCTCCTGGTGATAGCTCGGGATGTAGCGCTGCCGATCCTCGATATAGCGGATGATCCGAATCTCGGACGCTAGTCGCTGAGCGAGAATCAAGCTCATGTAGTCGTTAAAGCCCAGGTCACAGATCACGTGCACCTTGAGCATCGGGTCATATGGGACGTTACAGAGCCGGCCCGTTGCTTTGAGCTTCGATACTTCGTTGTAGTAGATCGCGCCTTCGACCGCCGGCCTGCACTGGCCTTCGTAGATGTGGGCGTAATCGTCCGGCGCCTCGATCCGCATGCGCTCGCGTGCTGCATCTAGCACCTTCGAGCGCCATGGATTGTCCTGCCAGTTCATGAGCTGGACCAGGCTGTCCGGCTGCTGCGTCAGGACAAAGCGACGATAGGTCTCGTCAGTATCAAGCTGCGGGTTGAAACTCACCCAGATCTCTGATCCTGGAGCTCGAATGGTGGGCTCAAGCAAGTCCCATGAGCGCTTGCTAATGGTCTGCGCTTCCTCAACCCAACAAATCGTCGTGCCTTCGAACGACTTGATACTCGTGGCCGTCTGACCCGAGAGGCCGTGAAAACTAATCTTCGTGCCGTTCGAGCCGTGAATGTAGTTCGCCTGCACGTCGTAGAAGTCGTTCATGCCGAGACTATTCACCTGATCCTTGAGGAGTTGGTGAACTGATTCGGCTATCGACTTCTGAACTTCACGCGTGCACAGGATTCGCTCGGGCTTTGCACGGCCTCGAGCAAGCAGCATTCGAGCAATCGACCAGGACTTAGCGCTATCTCGACCGCCGTAAAGCACCTTGAAGCGTGCTTTCGGCAGTAATATGTCACGAGCTTTCTTCGGTAGGTCGATTACCAGCTGCATCGACACTCCGAATGAGAATCTCGCTCACGGTCTTGATGGCCGGATCGTCTTCGTCTCCACCGATGATCGCTTGGGCCGGCTTGCCATCAATACGATCGCCGAACTCTTTCAGTGCCGGCAAATCACCCGCTGCAACGAGGTCCAGTAGCTTCTCGGCAAGCGCATCAATCTCCCTCTTGCCATCCGTCCTAGACTGCGTACGACGCTCTAGGGCGCTCTCGATCGCAGCACGCCATACCTTGGCTCGGGCTGCATTTTGATTGCCTAGCGGGGCTGCCATTGACTCAATCCAACCTACTGTTTGCCAATGCTCGGATATCGCTTGTGCACCGCTGCGCGAACTCTCGCTTTCTCGCTCGATGAGCCGTGCTGACTCACACGCGATAGGGCGTTGCGGGCGTGGCTCGCATCCTTCGAGGCGAGTGCGTTACGGGCTTTGGAAGTGAGCTTCATCGCACGCCTCGCAAGTTATCCACCTGATACCGCGATTGCTGATTCATCTCAGAGGTCGTTCCCGTATTCACCTCGACCGTCAGCACTTTGATCTCACGGCGGTTCGACTGGTTGATGATGGCATTCTGTTGTGCGGTGATTTCGATCGTCATCGACGAAGCGGGCACGAGTGTCGTCCATCCCAGCACTTCGGTGCACGTGGTCTCACAGTCTAGGCGATAGCGTGCCGTCGAGGGCACGATCGCGACCCAATCGGGATCGAAGAATTGCGCAGCCGCACGAGCAAGTGAGCGCTCTGGGACTCGTTTCATAGCCAGAGAATGTTCAAGTGGTAGGGCTCGATCGACATCGTTTGATGGTAAGGCTCAATCTGAATCCTGATCGTGACTTGTATGGTGCTGATAGTGATCGACGCGGCGATATCCTGCCCTTGAAGGACAATCGCTCCCGGCTCAATGCTGCGATTGAGGCTTCCGCCGATCGAGCTTGAGACTGATTGCCCTTGAATGACAATCGAGCCAGCCGTGATATTCGTCGCGAAGTTCGACGC